TTTTACACGCCTAGTCCTCCGAGGAAACCTGTGGATTGTCCGGCATTCATCATGCCTTCCTTCACGCGGTCCTCGTCGCTCTTGACAGGTTTGCCGTCAGAGCCGTCCTGCTTCTCGACTGCGGTCTTCGGCTTCTTCTTTTTACCGTCGGCCCCCGCATCATCCTTCCTTTCGGACGGTTTGATGTTCATGGCCTTGTCAGCTTTCTCACACGCTTCTTTGAGCGTGACGATCTTACCTTTGGCGTTCGCGGCCTCGATGAGTGAGAGCACGATTTCTCGGTACTCCTTGTTCTCTTTGAGGTGCGGGTGCGCCTTGGTCGCGTCCTTGATCTCTCGCGAGACGTTGGTCTTGACCTCGTTCGATCGCTCGATCGCGTTGCGTGCGATTTCAGTTGCCTTCTCCGTAATCTTTCGATTGAGGTGGCGGGCGAATTCCTTCGGGCTCATCTTGGCGATTTCTTCGTCGGTGAGGCCGATGTCGAAGTCTTCGTCATCTTCCCCGTCCTTCTTCTTGCCGTCTTCCGGCTTCGCCTTGATGCCCTTCTTCGCGAGGAATGACTGGGCCATTTCAAGCGCCTTGTCACCGATCATCCCCTCGAGCTCTGTGTAGCTCTTGGCGATTTCTTCGGCAGTCTTGCCCTTAAACTTGTCGGGCATCACGAATGCTTTGCCTTTCTTGCCCTTATCATCTCCTTCGGCTTCATCGTCAGACTCATCCTCGGATTCGTCCTCATCGGATTCGTCCTCGGAGTCATCATCCTGTGATTCCTCTTCGTCCTCCGCATCCGAATCTGAGTCTGTGTCCTCAGCTTCGGCCGCGTCTAGTTCCTCGTTTTCGAGGTCCTCGTCTCGGTTCTCGTCGCTTTCTTTTGACATAAGTTTTTATGTGTTACTTAACGATTTATAAATTACTTCCCGCCTCCGCGCATCTGCACGAGTCGGTCGAAGAGACCTTTCGCTCCCTTCGCCGCTTTGCCGATGGCCTTCCCTGCCTTCTGGTAGGGAGGGGTGAAGAGGTCCTTGCCTTCCTCGGTATCGAGGCCGAGGGTCTTGCGGTAGTTCTCCTCACTTCCGAAGTTCTCGCGGATCATCTTCTGGTCACGGTCGTTGCGAGCTTGTTCCATCTCACGAGCGGCTGTGCCGTCGATACCCTTCTTCATGTTTGCTAGTGTGCCTTTAGCTACGTTCTTAGCTCCCATGCGAAGGTCCGTCAGTTTCTTTTTGAATTCATCCATGGTGTTTTCGTGTGGCCTCTTCGTACTCTTCCCTGATTTCTGTGACGATTTCAAGGACGCGCTCGAGGCCGTTGATGCGCTGAATGCGTGCGATGTAGTCGGATCCGATGTCGGAGAGAGCCCGCCCCTCGAGGTCGATTCGGCGAAGATCCGCAAGGGTTGCTTGCGCTTCTTCTTCGATCTTTCGCTTGATGACTTTCCACCCTTCGGTGCGCTCAAGCTCTTGGATCGCCAAGCCGTTCTCGATTGTGCGTTCTTTCTCGTTCATAGGTTTATTCCTCCTCTCCTTCGCCTTCGGGGACCTTCATCCCTGCTTCTGCCTCCGCTCCCATGCCTCCCATTTCTGGTTCTGACTGGAGAGCTTTGACTGCTTCGACTACCGCATTGATTGCATCAGCGCGGGTCATCTCTGCATCGATGGCAAGCTGGTCTTCGACCGCTTTCACGATCTCTTCCTGTAGCGTTGCCTTCTCTTCTGGGGTTAACATTTTGTTAGGTTCCATATGCATTCAGTGATTAGTTGGTTGATAAAGTTCGACCTTATACGATCGGCAATGGCTTTGCCCAGTTGTGCAAGATGCCGGTTACCGATACGGGAGCAGTATCCGCGGCACCGGACGCTGTCATTGTGATGACTGCGCGGAGGTATCGCTTCGTTCTCTGCACCTGGAAGATGAGCTCTCCAGTGGCTGTCGCAGTCTGCTCGGATCCCCCGTCTGCCACCGTTTCCGATGAGTCAGAGAAGTCGTCGTCGTTTGACTCTTCGATCTTGACCTTCACATTAGTGAGGTCAGCACCGAAGGCTCCGATGTTCGCTCGTATGAGAGCGGCATCGAAGGGACCGCCAGAGGCCATTGTGTCGATGATCGACGACGTTGGCTCACTGTCTTCGTCCGCTACGACTGGTGCCACGAAGGTTGCCAGTCTGATGTAGTCGCTTAGTGTTTTCATAATCGTATGTTGATTAGTTGGTTGTTAATACTCGACCACGCTCACGGATGCCGTGCCCGCGTCTCCGATGAAGGAGAGCACGCTCACGTCTTCGTCGAGAGCTATATCGATTGTACCTCCCGCAGGAACGTACTCATCGAAGTTGCCATCTGCACCGCTTGCGAGAGTCGCCGCTCCCCATGCGAGGTGCGTGCTTGTCTCGGTTGATGCGATCGCGTTCCCTGCAGTGCCAGGGAGTTTTGCTTCCACGACCTGAGTCGTGTCGGTGTTGGTTGTTGCGATAACGTCAGGGTGCGCTTCAGTGCCAGCGAAGTATTCCGTTCCCGGAGTTCCGCTTGCGTTTACGGCCGCCTTGAGGTTGTCGAGACTTATGGCCGCCGATGCTCCGATCTGGACGTCATAGGCTTGCGCCATCGTGTCCTTGTATCGGTAGACCTGCGTCCCCACAGTTACCGTCGCTCCATCAGCTACGTTGGTAGCGTCCGATGTGAGGGTTCCTGTGGCCTTTGCTGGGGCTTTGTTGGCTCCAGCGCTGAATGCCACGAAGATGCCGTTGGTCACTGCCTTGATGCGGACGAGTCCCGTCGCGCTGTTGAGGTAGTGGTTCACTGCAGTGCCTGTGGTCACGCTGTAGACCATTCTCGCGATGCTCTGCGCTATCACTAAGAGCGGTAGGATGAATCCTGCCGGTGCTCCCTTAGCTTGTGCGTATGTGAATGATTTTTTTTGTGCCATATGCTTTTAATGCTTACTTGGTAATGCCTCTCGCTCGCGCGATAAGGTTTGCGAGGAACCCTCCGTTTGGTGCCTGCGTTTCTGCCGTCGTCGCTCCTTCTGGTGGGATGAGCGCTTCAGGTCCGGGGAGGCCCTGACGAATCATGGCCGGGACCGGATTGTCCGCTATCCCCTCTGCGGGTCCGTTGGGGATCCTTGCTGACACTGGCGCTGGTTCCCCTTGCGCCTCGACCTTTGGCTGTGCGTCGTTCGCTACCTCTAGTTTGAGGTCTGGTGCGAGCACGTCTGCGTACTCGTCGTATCCCATCTTTTGCACGATGAGCTTCTGCAGTACCGCTTTCTTCTTCTTCCATGCACTGACCTCTTCAGGAGTGCCACCTTCTGGCTTGTCGTCTACCACGAAGAGCTTGTACATCTCGAGCACTTCTTTGCTCTCCTGCTCTCCGCTCTTCTCCTTCTTCGGCACGACATCCACGAAGGCGTCCACCTCCACGTTCTTGTCTTCCTTGGTGAACTTGCCCCATCGCACCTTCTTGCCTGTGATGCGGAAGCTCTTCTCGTCTCCGAGGAACGCTCGGTTCATCTGGATGAGGGCGTTGGCTAGTTCGGTGATTGCTATCTCCATCTGTCGCACGAGGAGTGAGAAGCGGATGTTGGTTTGTGCGAGCAGGATCTCCACCTTGCTTGATGGCTCCTGACTTGAGGCTGGTCGGCCTTGGGTGTACTCAGAGAGAGCAAGCGATGTCTGCACCTCGCGGCGTAGGAGGTTGTCCTTCTCTACCCACTGTCGGCTGATCTCGGGACCTCGCTCGATCACCACGTCGTCGGCTTTCTGCAGGTACCATATCGCGCCTGGTTTGTGGACGATGTCGGAGTCTTTGTATCCTTGTCCTTTCTTCACCTTTCGAATCGGGTCAAGAGAGAACACGATGTCGTCCATCGCTTGGTTGCGTGAGTCTGCTATTTCGTGGATGGTTGTCTCCACCGGTTCGAGGTGGCTCATTGCGTAGTACTCCCAGTTGAGTGTGATGTCTGGCAGGTCGATGAAGACTTGGCCGCCGTTCACGTTCGCGTATGGGTTGTCGTCGTTTCGGACTGGCTCCTTGCGGTTGAAGATGGTAACGAGCTTTCCTTCCACGTGGTCCCAACACTCCCAGATTTCCACGACTTTATCGCCCGCCATTTTGTCTGGTGTGCTTGATCCGCTTCCGGTTGTCTGGTCGATTGCCTGGTCCTTGTTCTTGCGGTCGTCGATCTGGCCCATCTTCAGCGTATTGATTTCGTATCGCTGTCGGCGTGGGTCGTCAGGGGTTTCGCTTCCTTCCTCGATCTTCTCCCACTTCTTTGACTTGATGAGTGGCTTCTCCGCTACCTCGCCTGTCTCTTCGTCGAGCTCCATCACGGTGTAGAGCGGGTCGTCTCCGCGCTTCTTCTCGTCTCGTTCGATTACTGCCTTAGACTTGAAGGCTTGCTTGATTTCCCAGCGCGAATTCTTCAGGCGCTTCATGGCCTGTGGGTCTGGGTAGAATAGGAAGTTATCGACTACCTCGATGTATGGGTCGCCGTCGTCGTCTCCGTCCCACATGATCTGCAGGATTCCGTTTCCGAACATGAGTTGCGCGTTGATCCACTCGATCTTCTTGTCGTCGAATTCCATCACTTGCAGATCGTACTCGATGAGGTCGTCCCACTGCTTGAGGCTTGCGCTGTTCTCGTTCTCCTGCTTGGTTGGGTAGAGATTGATTTTTATTTCAGCCGATGCGAGTCGAGGCTTGACGGTCTCGATGATCTCAAATCCTGTCGGTGGCATGAGGCTCGTGCCGTATGCATAGTTCGAAGCCGAGCGGTATGCTCGGTACAGTTTGTACATGCGGATGTTGCGGTCGATGAATGGACGTCGGAATGTTTCCGCGCGTGAGAACCTGCTCGTCCACATCTCGACTACCTTGCGGTCCTCTTCTTCTTGAGTATCGCTCGGCTTGAAATCTACCGCCTCTTGGTCAGGTAGCTTTGTCTCTGGTCTTGTTTCGATTTCGCTTTCGCTTTTTTCTGCCATAGGTTTTTATGTTGAGTTAATTATAACGCTTTCCGTTGCGCTTGCATAGATGTCAAGTCTGTGTATATCCCCAGCTCTATGCGGACTCGGTTCTCGCCTTCCTTTCGAGTGCGATCTTGAAGTAGATGAGCGCGTGCAGGAGGTCGTCCTTTCCTGTTGATACCCATTCGCGTGATGCGATGCCGAGTCTGTCGGTTACCGTTCTCGCGTAGGTTGTTTCCACGTGTTCGATGAGCATCTTGATTGCCTCGTCGTGCGGACCGTAGAAGAAGCGTATGCGTCCGTGCTTCAGGTCCTCGAGGAGTAGGTCGATGATGCGGTCTCGTTCGGTGAGTATGCGGATCTCCTCCTCGAAGTCCTTCTGCTCTCCGGTGAAGTCGTCGTCGGCGAAGCGTATCACCTTCGCTTTCTTCGGGTCGTCCTTGTACCAGTTCACCCACACTCTGCCCGGGAATCGCTTGGCCGCGTCTATCGAGTCCTGTGGCTTGTATCCACCGTCGATGACGCAGTAGCGCACGTCGTACGCCTCCATGAGCTCTGCCCAGCGGTCCCACTTGCCCTTGCCGTGCTTGCCGTGGCTCTCGATGTATTCCTCGCTGTCTCGCACGCGTGCGATGACGAAGATGCCCTCCTCGGTTCCTATCTGCAGGTAGAGCTCGCGCTCCTGTACGTCCACGCCCATACATGAGTTGAGTTCGATGTGATCTCGGTTGGTGAGGTTGCGGAGGATGATGTCCTTGCTGATTCGGCTCTCGCTTGAGACATATGGAAGCCCTAGCTTGTGATTATAAAAATAGTCCATCGTCGCCTCGTTCTTGCCTGCCTGCGCGTCGTTGTAGTAGTCGACGAGCGATGCACAGCTGATCCACGGGATGATCATCTGGGTCATGAGGTAGCCTCGTCGCTTCCGTCCTGGGTACTTCGCCTTCCAGCGTCCGGTGCCTTCTGGGTTCTGCTTGCTCTTCGGTCGTATCCACGCGTTCTTCAGGTCGCCTCCGCATGTACTACAGACGTATACCTTGCGCTCGAGCGATACGTTTGCTGGCCACTCCATGTGTTGCTCCTTCTTGCAGTGTCCGCAGTTGAAGCGCCAGTGCCTCTGGTCGCTTTCGAGGACCACTTTGTTGATGCCGTAGTTCGGGACCGTCGGGGTTGAGATGTACCGCTTCTGCCTGAGCGAGTCCCAGCCTTCCTGTCGCGAGTCGTATATTCCGATTGACTGCATCTCGGACTTGTCGAGCTCGTCATATGTATTACGGTCCGATGTGAGCATGAGCGATTCGCTCTCTGACTTAGTTCCCTTGAAGTAGAGGAAGCCTTTGCCGAATTGCTTCTGGCTCACGCTCTCCACCTCCTTGTCCTTCACGAGCATTTTGATTGCGGGGTTGCGCTTGATCATCTCGTTCACTTTCGATGGCACGAACTTGTTCACGGCGTCTATGGTCGGGAGCGTATGTATCTGGTTGATGCCGTAGTATCGGCTGTCATGTATCTCCGAGAGGATTGCCCACGTTGAAACACCCGCTTGTGACGGTTTCTGTATTGCCACCTCTTGGCCCTTCTCATCGGCTGGTAGGTCGTAGAGTTCGTTGAGGAAGAAGTGCGGGCTGTTCTTGCCCACGTCTACCGGCTTTCCCTTTTCGTTCACGATGCCCTTGGCCCTGATCCATGCCCGTGTGCTGGCGCGTATTGCTACCTCTACGGGGTCCATGCTATTCATCGTCGTCTAGCGCTTTTAGGTACGCGGCGGCCGCCGCTTTTTCTGCCTTGGTTGGTAGCCTCTGTTCGTCGACCTTTATTTCGCCAGAGTGCTCTATCTCCTGCGTAGCCTTTCCTAATGTCCTGTCAAAGAACTCCTTCGCGGCCTGTGTTCTCTCGCCTGGTTTATTCTTTCTCGACAGTGCGTCTGCTCGTAGGCTAGTTAGGATTGCCACCATGGTCTTCTTCTTCTCACTCTTTATTTCGCCAGTCGACTTGTCGTGTATTTGGACGTCGACGATCTCCATCAGGAGCTCCTGCTTGATCTGCTTCACCTCTGGGTCCTTGTTGAGTGATAGTGTTGCACCGTTCCCTTCTCGTAAATCTGGCACGTTCCCACCCTCATTTTTGATCCGCTGTGATTCACTGTAGAGTTGCTTCAGCGTCATCTTCTCAACGCCAATGACACCCGCTTTTGCGAGTCGTTCCTGCAGTCTCTGCTTCTCTGTTTTAGGTCCAGCTCCGTGCTTCTCCGGCTTAGGAGATTTCGACGGGGCCGGAGCTTTGCTCTCAGTTATCCCTTTCATGAGTTTAGTATAGCACCGTTTTCTTTTGTCAAGAAGAGAGCCCCGTGCATTTCTGCAAGGGGCTGGTGGAGAGTCCGCATCGATGCGAGCTCGGGTTGCCGTATTGGCGGTGTGTGTGTCTCGATGTGGATGGGGAGCTCTCCTCCATTATTCTACCTCTTCCGCTTTTTCTTTGCACGTTGGTTGTGCACTTTGATTACGCGGACCTCGACCTGCCACATCTCCTCTCCTTTCTCCACCTTCACGTCTGTGTCTGCGTAGAGTTCTAGGTGGGTGATGGTGGGCCTGCTCGCCTTCACGATCGCGTAGAGTGTCTTTGGTCTTGGTTTCGCCATGGTGGTCCAGCGAGGACTCGAACCTCGTTCCTCCCTGACCCCCGACTCCTGCAGGATCTCTCCTTCAGAACAGTCGGGACAGGGTGCTCGTCCCTTGAGCTTCTGAGCCAATGAGAGAGGTGGGTGCCTCTCTCACCGCCGTGGGATTTCTCTTCCCACAAAATCGTTATGCATAGCGCCTGCTTTGTGGGCAGGGAAGAGTCTCCGTTCTCTTCTCTGCCCGCACCTGTCATTTGCTATCAGTTGCTGGCGGTTCGTCTGGTTTGAAGCCTGCGTTCTTCAGAGATTCTAACACGAGGCTGTCAAGGTTTCGATCCTTTACCACCAGTTGCATGCGCTTTGTTTCCCGCTCGAGTGCCTCAAGTACGGTACTGCATGCGTTGTATTCCTTTCCCTCCCACTTTGGCGGTGTGCTCTGTCTCGCTAGGTAGTATTGGAAGTTGCCGAGCTCATGATGGAGCGCGATCATCTTCGCTACGATCTCTTCTGGTGTTGGTTGTTTCATAGTCCTTCGATGAATTTAGAGCCGACCCAGCGCCACAGTCTCTCCGGCATCCATGTCGGCCGAGGTTTGATGTGCTCCTCGAAGCTCTTATAAAGAGCGCTCGCCTTCTCCTCTGTCACCTTCCGCATCTCTTTGGAGTAGAGCTTGGCTACCTTCTTCGAGAGTTTCCTCCCGCTCTTCACCTGGCCGAAGTTGTCGACCACCATCTTGATCTCGCGGTTGAGGACTTCGACGTGGACGTACTCCGCTCCCCGGCAGACGTTCCGTGCCTCCGGGCTGTCGGTCGTTGCGCCGCAGGTCTCGCAGTGCCTGTCTGCAGGCAGGGTCTCGAGGGTCCCGTGCTTGTGATGGCCGTTCCTGATCATCTGGCCG